CTTTCCCCCTCCGGCGTGCTTACCACGAAGCCGCACGACTCCGCTGGCGCACATCGCCGGGCGTGCGCCAGAATCGCTGATTCTGTCTGTGTCATGGGATTTACTGCGAAAGTTTGTTAATGGAAAGGAAGCCGCCAAAGTTGCCGACGTTATTGCGGAACTTACAACCGCTCAGGCATTTGCTGCATTTATCCTTCGTGATATCGGACGTTGGCTGGTCATATTCATCCGCGACCGCCGGACCGTGATAACCGCACTCATCGCCGCGATAGGTCCAGGTGCAGGTGTTGGCCAGCATGATACGTCCCGGAAAAACAGCGCCGTCCGTTTCCGTCGGCGTGGACAGTACAAAAGAGGCACTCACCGCGCTCAGTTCGCTGCACTGCTCAATGCGCCAGCGGCTGATCACCTCCTGCTCCGGATCGGCGTCACTGTTTCCGTTGACGAAGTTCACCGCATCCAGAAAACGGGCGTAAACCTTACGCCGGACCACCGTTCCGCCGACCAGACTCTGCAGATCTTCCGCCATCCCGGTGACCATACCGTACAGGTTAGAAACCGTCAGCGTGGGGCGCGTACTGGTGCCTTTGCCATTCAGTTCAAAACCACTCCCCTGAATGGGATACGGCTGATACTGTCGCCCCTGCCAGGTGACCGGCTCACCTTTTTCGTTCTGCTCATTACAGAAAAAATAACGTTCTCCACCGACCTCTGTCAGATCGATTTCCCAGAGCACCACGCTGGCCGACTGCTCCGCACGGGTGCATTCATTCAGTGTTTCCTGCCGGATATCCTGCATCAGTTCACCACCTGTTCAAACTCTGCGCTGAACTCAACACGCAGCATACTGACCCGCGACGACCATTTTGCGCAGGTCACCTTTATCTGCCGCCACTCATAAGGCGGCGTCCACAGAAAGGCCTTCCAGCCCCCGTGCTCAGCCAGAAACGACTCAAGCGCCGTGGCCTCCCAACGGGGAACAGAAAGCGTCACGCTGTACGTTTTCAGGTCGGCATTCAGCCCGGCAGGCGCTCGCTGGGAATAGCCATCACCAAAGCGCACCTTTCTTACGGAAGGGGCCGAAGCCACATCCATACCGGGTTTCACTTTCCAGCGGAAGGTTTTCATCGTCCACCTCCGGAGAACAGACCACCATCGCGCATCTGCCCGGTCACAACATCCATTGCCGCCTTACGGGCTACGTCATAAACCGCCTTCAGTGCCTGTGGCCCTATCTGACCGTTCGTGCCGTCGTTGTTAATCACCACATGGTTATTCTGCTCAAACGTCCCGGACGCCTGCGACCGGCTGTCCGCCATGCTGCCCGGTGTACCGACATAACCGCCGGTGGCATAGCCGCGCATCAGCCGGTAAAGATTTCCTACGCCAATCCGGCTGGTTGCCTCCTTCGTGAAGACAAATTCACCACGGTGAACAATCCCCGCTGGCTCATATTTGCCGCCGGTTCCCGTAAACCCTCCGGCCGCAAAATGGAATTTCGCCGCAGCTGCCTGAATGGCTGTACCGCCTGACGCTGATGCGCCGCCGCCAATGGCGCTGCCTATACTTCCGACAATCCCCACCATTGCCTGCTTAAGCAGAATTTCTGTCATCATGGACAGCACGGAACGGGTGAAGCTGCGCCAGTTCTGTTCACTGCCGGTCAGCATCGCCGCCATATTCTGTGCAATACCATCAAAGGTCTGCGTGGCAGCACTTTTAACCTGCGACATACTGTCCGTGGCGCTCTCTTCCCACTCACTCCAGCCTGACCTGAGGCCTGCCATCCAGCTCCCGCGAAGCTGGTCTTCAGCTGCCCAGGTCTTTTTCTGCTCTGACATGACGTTATTCAGCGCCAGAGGATTATCGCCATACTGTTCCTTCAGGCGCTGTTCCGTGGCTTCCCGCGCTGCCTGCCGGTCAGTCAGCCCCCGGTTTTTTGCATCAATGGCGGCCCGTTTTGCCCGTTGTTGCTGTGCGAATTTATCCGCCTGCTGTGCCAGCGCGTTCAGGTGCTCCTGATAGGTGACCTTGTCGCCAAGTACAGCCAGCTGGCGTTTGTACTCCAGCGTCTCGTCTTTATGCGCCAGCAGGGATTTCTCCTGTGCGGACAGCTGGCGACGTTGTGCCGCCTCCTCCAGTACCGCGAACTGACTTTCTGCCTTCCACAAATCCCGGCGCTGCTGGCTGATTTTCTCATTCGCTCCGGCATGCTTCTCCAGCATCCGGAGTTCTGCCTGAAGCGTCAGCAGGGCAGCATGAGCACTGTCTTCCTGACGATCGCCCGCAGACACCTTCACGCCGGACTGTTTCGGCTTTTTCAGCGTCGCTTCATAGTCCTTTTTCGCCGCCGCCATCAGCGTGTTGTAATCTGCCTGCAGGATTTTCCCGTCTTTCAGTGCCTTATTCAGTTCTTCCTGACGGGCGGTATATTTCTCCAGCGGCGTCTGCAGGCGTTCGTAAGCCTTCTGCGCCTCTTCGGTATATTTCAGCCGTGACGCTTCGGTATCGCTCTGTTGCTGCGCATTTTTGTCCTGTTGACTCTGCTGCTCAGCCTTCTTTCGGGCGGCTTCAAGCGCAAGACGGGCCTTTTCACGATCATCCCAGTAACGCGCCCGCGCTTCATCGTTAACAAAATAATCATCCTTGCGCAGATTCCAGATATCGTCCGCTTTCTTAAACGCGGCCTCTGCCTTAATCAGCATCTCCTGCGCGGTATCAGGACGACCAATATCCAGCACCGCATCCCACATGGATTTGAATGCCCGTGCTGTCCTGTCTGCCCAGGTTTCCAGCGTGCCCATGTTCTCTTTCAGGCGGCGGGTCTGGTCATCAAACCCTTTCGTCGCGGCCTCGTTCGCCGCCTGCAATGCCCCGGCTTCTTCGCCGGAACGCTGCAACTGAGCAACATACGCAATCTGCTCCGCCGTCACGTTATGGAACTGGCGCGCCATCGCTGTCAGCCCCGACGTCGGGTCAGTGGTCAGCTTCCCGAAGGCTTCAGCGACCTTGTCCACCTCCACGCCTGATGCAGAGGAGAAACGCGCCACACTCTGGCTGATGGACGCAATCTGAGCCTCACCGCTTACCCCCGCCTTAACCAGTGCGCTGAGTGACTCGCTGGTCTGGTTAAACGTCAGCCCTGCCGCCTGCCCGGCTCTGGACAGGACCAGCATACGATCTGCCGTCAGCCCGGCCTGATTGCCGGAAAGGACCAGCGTTTTGTTGAAATCGGACAGGGTTGAGTTGCCCTGATACCAGGCATACGCCAGCGCACCGGTCGCCACCGCCAGCGAGGTGGCCCCCACCATCGGCAGGGTGATCGCACCGGCAAGCCCCCGGAACATGGGGATCATCCCGCCGAAGGAGTCCTTCACCTGCCCCCCCTGTTGCAGCAGGATCAGCCACGGACTTTGCCCACCTGCAAGCTGCGTGGCCACGTCAGTGAACTGCGCAGGCAGCATACGCATGGCGGCTTTATACTGCCCGACGGAAATTCCCGCTTTCTGTGCAGCCAGCGCCTGCCGGCTCATCGACTGTTCAACGACTGCCGCTGTTTTTTTCGCATCACTTTCCGTACCGGAAAAATGACGCCTGACTCTGGCCATCTGCTCGTCAAATCTGGCCGCATCCAGACTTAAATCAACGACCAGATCGCCTACCGGTTCAGCCATACCGGACTCCTCCTGCGATCCCTTCTGATACTGTCATCAGCATTACGTCATCCTCCGTCATGTCCGCCACATCCGGGGAAGCGGGGATAACTTCATTCCCGTCCGGGCCAAAACGAACGCCTCCAGCAAGCCCTGCCGCTTTCTGCATCAGCACATCATCTTCAGGCTCTTCGTCAGCCTCACGCCGGTTCAGCAGACTGAAATCCAGCGGATGCATATCCGGATCGCTGAAAAACAGGCTGAGCACGGTGTACGTCAGCCCGGAAAAGTGCATATCCAGCAGAACATCATGAAAATAATGGGTACTGTAAAAGCGGTGCCAGTCGGCATACTCCGTGGATGACATCCCGGCAAGCATGGCACGCCAGTCGGGTCGCCCCATCTCGCGCGCCAGTTTCAGGGCAAAACTCAGCTCACCGTCGAACACTTTCCCGCAGAAACAGGCTCTGCAGGCCCGGCGTCCTCTGCCTGTTCAGGGGCATCATTCACCACAAACTCATACATACCGGACAGCCGGTACACCACGTTTTCAGCATGAGAAATTGCCTCCGCGGGCCAGGTGGTAAGCACTTCCTGCTCAATCTGTTTAACGGCTTCATTCATGGACGGCATCTGCGTCTTCTTCGGATGGTTATGCCACAGGGACATCGCCACCACAAAAGCGCCGGTTCTGATGGCGTCTTCCACAGTAAACTTCCGGTTGCTGTCTGACTCCGCCTGTTCTGCCTGCCGTTTCATCAGGGCGAGATGCTCAATACGCTGCAGGGCTGACAGTTCAGAAAGCGTGACGGTCACGCCGTTATGTTCAAATGATTCGGTTTTCAGGAACATCGCTGATTCTCCGGATTAACTGGCGGTGACGTTGATTTCTGCAACCGCAGCAAACTCACCATTACCGGATACGACCGGAATGTTGACCTTGCCTGCAGCAACACCTTTCACGGTGATGGTCATACCACTGACCGACACGGTGGCTTTTGTTTTATCCGCAGACACCGCACGGAAGCTCTTGTCGGTTGCGCCTTCCGGCTGGAATGCCACGGTCAGCGTCGTGCTCTGCCCTTTCACCACCGAGGTGCTGGCAGGCGTCACGGTCATGCCGGTTGCCGCTGTTACCGTGCTGCGATCTTCTGCCATCGACGGACGTCCCACGTTGGTGACTTTCACCGTGCGGGTGATCACTTCCTTCGCCGTCACCGCCTTACCGATACTGCTGACCCAGCCGCGGAACACATCGACCGTGCCGTTCGGGAAGCGGATTTTATAGGCACGGGTATCACCTTCATTAAACCACGCCAGCAGCGCCTGCTGCCCCTGCTCTCCGGGCATCCACGCCAGCGTGAAGCTGGTATCTCCAGCGGATTTCTGCCCCTGTCCGGTCGCGGCCCAGTCCGCATCTTCATCATCGAGATAACTGTCGTCATAGGACTCAGCGGTCAGTTCGCCGGGCGTCAGGTCTTTAACCTTTGCCAGACGCGACCAGTCATTGTCTGAAAGCGGGTTTGCATATGGGTCGCCGTTCCCGTTATAAACCCACAGTGTGGTCCCGGCCCCTTTCACCGGTGCCAGAGGATTTGGTGTTGGCATATCGTCCTCACATTTCATAGGTAATGACATAAGTCAGATCGGCTGAACTCCACAGGCCCGCATCATCGTCGCGCCGGTAGTCATAGCCACTGGCCACCATACTGGTGATCAAATGTGCGACATGAAGTCGCCTGAATAATTGTTCCAGCGGAGTTCGATTCCGTCAGGGAACCTGATGTTCCGTCATCAGTAGCCTACTGACACATGCGTCACTGGTAACGGTGGGGTGTGAAGCTGTCAGGACAATGAAACCGGATCTTCGGATCGCATGAAACCGTGAGGTTACATGTAATCTGCCAGCATCAGGCGGAGGAGGTCTAGGCTCGGTAGCATGACTAACATATGTGAACTGCTGAAGCGTCGTTAACCAGAACAAGCCAAAGATGCTGACAGGCTTGAACCAAAAGGTATGTGGTTGGTTACTCCTCTGTTTGCTAGGGGTACACGGACAATAAACCACCGGTGTTGTGAGCAGAGTCTAACCTACTGTTGTTATTCAGGTGGAACATGGTAAGCCCGTATCGCTGCCTCGTGAGGCAGGTTAACCGCAAGGGATACTGTTGGCGGTGCGGGTAAAAGAAGGTGGAAAAAGCGAATGCCAGTCTGTAATGGACCGGATAAGGGTTGAGCCCGGCAACATTACCCTACGCGAAAGCGGGCAGACTTCCACTGGGTCTTTCATTACGAGAGAGTTTGAGTAATCTTCCAGAAAGGAAAAGCAGATGACTGAGCAGGCTACAACCTGTAAAGGTGCGTCCTTACTTAACGGTGACTCCTGGCACAGTATCAACTGGCGTCAGTGCTATCGGGAAGTGCGGAGACTGCAAGCGCGTATCGTAAAGGCAACACGAGAAGGTAAACATGGCAAGGTCAAATCCTTGCAATGGATACTGACTCACTCGTTTAGTGGCAGAGCAGTTGCTGTCAGACGAGTTACAGAGAATAGCGGGAAACGTACTCCTGGGGTTGATGGTCAGACATGGTCTTCCCCGGAGGTTAAATTTCTTGCTATTAACCTGCTGAAACGGCGTGGTTACAAACCACAGCCACTTAAGCGGGTTTATATACCTAAGTCAAATGGGAAGTCTCGTCCCCTTGGGATACCCACTATGAAGGATCGGGCGATGCAGGCGTTGTATTTGCTGGCTCTTGAGCCCGTTGCTGAAGTCACTGCTGACCAGAGATCCTTCGGCTTTCGGACTGGAAGGTCTACTGCAGATGCGATAGCACAGTGCTTCTGTGTTCTTGCGCAGAAAACATCCGCTGAATGGGTGCTTGAGGGGGATATACGGGGATGCTTTGACAATATATCTCATCAATGGCTAATCGATAACACCTCAACAGACAGACAAATCCTGACAAAGTGGCTTAAAGCGGGTTACAGGGAAAAGGGGCAGTTATTCCCTGTAAATTCAGGAACTCCTCAGGGGGGAATAATTTCTCCTGTACTGGCTAACATTGCTCTGGATGGACTGGAGGCGCTTCTTGCTTCGGAGTTTAAAAAGAGAACAGTCAAGGGACGATTGGTTAACCCGAAAGTTAACTATGTGAGATATGCTGATGATTTTATTATCACTGGAGAGTCAAAAGAACTTCTTGAGTCTCAGGTATTACCCGTCGTCAGGCGGTTTATGGCTGAAAGAGGATTAATGCTTTCTCCGGAAAAGACGAAAATCACACATATCGAGGAAGGATTTGATTTTCTTGGACAGAACATTCGCAAATATGGCGGTAAGATGCTGATCAAACCCTCTAAAGCCAATGTCAGTTCCTTTTTAAAGAAAATACGCGCTGTAATCAAAGGCAACAAAGCTATGGATCAGCTTACGTTGATCCGCATGCTGAACCCAATGATCAAAGGGTGGGCGGCTTACCATCAACACATTGTGGCCAAGGTCGCATTTAACAAAGTTGACAATGAGATCTGGCTGGCTTTATGGCGTTGGGCTGTTCGGCGTCATCCCAATAAGGGAAAGAAGTGGATTCGGAAAAGATATTTCCATCAACAAGGTGCCCGAAACTGGTCTTTCTCCACGGCTACCGGAGAACTCCTTGCCAACGGTAAGCCTCAGTATGCAAATCTGAGGAAAGCAATCGATACGCCTATCAACCGGTTTAAACCGATTAAAATTGCAGCTAATCCGTTCGATCCTCAATGGGAGATGTACTTTGAGGAGCGTTGTGCAGACAAAATGCGGCACAAACTGCAAGGACGGAAAAAGCTCATTCAAATCTGGTTTGAGCAGCGGGGCCGATGCCCCATATGTGATGAGAGGATTACATCTGATTCCCAGTGGCAGGTTCATCACATCATACGGCGAGTCGATGGAGGGAGCAACTGCCTCTCCAATTTGATTATGCTGCATCCGATGTGTCACACACTTGTTCATGCGAAAGGTATACATGTAGTGAAACCGGCTCATGAGAGTGGGCTTAGAAAGGCTTGAGCCGTATGCCGGGAAACTGGCACGTACGGTTCTTAGGGGGCGGTGATGC